GCGCAATGTGCGTCGCAGAGCGTCCCGTTGCGCGTATAGCTCGTCAATTGTCGGCACTTCGGCCTCATCCGTCCATAAATGATGAAGACGTAACACGGCGGCGCTTCGCAGCGACACGAGCAGGTTTTACGGGAACGTCAACTGTCGGTTCCGTGGGTGCCTGCACATCCGGCATAGTCTTCGGGCGTTGTATTCCGACAATTTGCCCTTCTTTTAGTGCCGCGTCAACCTTTTCGGCAACGATTTGAGCTTGTGTATTCAACTTTACCCCCATTGCCGCAAGGCTTTGCAACGCCGCGTAAGAATACACACGGCAATCAAGCGCTTCGTTTCTCGCGCCGTCCGGCTTCCACCAGAACGGAACCCTGAAGCCGTTAACGTACTTCACCTTCTTCACTTCGACCGTGAGTTGGTTGAAGCGCTCTTGGTCCCAATCCATGCCAAAATGGCAAGCGCCCGGACCAGATTCTTTCGGCCCGGTGCGCGACAGTCTACGATGAATGATGTCCTTGGCCGCTGATACGCCGACCATATAGAAGTTCGTGCCTGATTTCTTCGTGCGGCTTGGGCGGCGCGGCCAAATCGGCGAACGATACTCATTCGAACCCTTGATCGCCCACCACTTTCTTGCTGTGTGGCTATGCGCCCACGCATATACGCTGGCGGTGTGCGAACCGCCCGTGTCGATACAGCCAGCCTGAATGGGCATCCCCGTTTGCGGATAGCCACGGTGCGGCCATGGCCTTTTCAGATATTCCTCAAGCCTATCCCAAACATCCTTTTGAGACGGATCGCCGATGAAAACCTGCGTGTCGATTGACCACGACTCTTCGTCTCGCCCATAGCCGACCACTTCAACCTCTATTCGGTCGTTCTGAACGTCAGCGCCAAATGTCAGCAGCGCCACCTTATCAGGAAGGACTGGCCCCCAATCTTCACGAAGACCCAACAGACCTTCAGCGTCAACGCGCTCGCCCGTCATGTCTTCCCATTCTTCGCCAAGAACAGTGTTCACGAAGACTTGCAGCTTTGCACTGTCGGATTTCCCATCCGGTCCGTGGCACGAGATAAATTCTTGAGCGCACTCGCCCCACGTCTGCCACGGCGAATAAAGCGATGAGATATGATACGAGCGCACACCGGGCTTCTTTGGTTCCGCCGTTGCAATCCACTCGCCGTTGTCCATCAATGACAGCTTACGGTGCTCAGGGTGAGGATGGTCGCAGTGTTCACAGTGGAAGCAGGCAAGGTGCGGCTTTCCTTCCGGCCACTTGATTTGCTTCCATTTGAATGGCTGCATCACGCCGCATTCATCACATGCGATATTGAAATACCGCTGGTCGCCTTCGCGGAATGCTTCGCCGATACGGGTCTCACCCTTCGTACCCGGCGTCGAGAGCATGAAGATTTTCCGACGCAAGAACGTCGATGTGCGCTTAATGGCAAGGTTTACCGGGTCGCCTTCCTTGTCCACGTTTGCCGGATAAGCATCAACCTCGTCGAGGATGAGGAAGCGAATCGGCATAGAGCGGAGGCCAGACGCCGAGTTTGCTCCCGTCAGGATTAGCACGCCGCCCATGAACTCTTTCGAGAACATGGTGTTGCTCGCGTCTTTCGACCGAGCGTTCGGGATTCGCTCTGACAGGGCAGGGCTTGCGTCAATCATCGGGTCGAGGCGGGTCTTGCTGATGCGCTTCAGCGTCTCGACGGTCGGCATCACATACAGTGCAGGTCCGGGCGCGTGATGAATAATATAGCCGCAGAAGTTCATCCCCGCTTCGCTCATGCCGATCTGCGCGCCCTTCATGACGGCAACGGAGACGATGGACGAATACGAGGACAGGCTGTCCATAATCTCGCGGAGATATGGCGTGCGGCTAGTTCGCCAAGGACCTGGTTCAGCCGATGCTTTTGACGACAAGACTCTGTGCTTATCAGCCCATTCCGAGACAGTTACGGCTGGCTCTGGCTGGTATTCTTCACACAGAACGGCAATGGTCCATTTCTCATCAGTCACACAATCGGGTCTTTCACATTGGAGATTTCAATCAACTGGTCGCGCACATATTTCGAGAGTGCGGCCATGACAACCTTCGGGTCAGCGCCAATATCGGCGGCAAGCATTTGCCCGTAGCGGTCAGGAAAGTTAATCCACTTGTCCCGCTGAAGGCGGGCGAATCCAGCGAGGCCGCGACGGACCTCATCGCGCGAAATAGTATCCTTGCGGACCTGTAGCAGTTCCTCTTTCAGCAACGAAATCTCAAGCGTCATCTTCTCCGACTTGAGGTCGATGGAGCGGTCAAGGGCGTCAGCGGCGTCAGCGCCCGCCTTTTTAGTTGCCTGAGAGACAGGGCGTCCGGGCCGCAGAGGGATAACATTGGTTTTCTTGACGCGGGAATGATCGCGCGTTGCTTCCCAACGCTTGCTCTGCGTCTCAGAATCGATGGTTCCATCGTCATTCAGGATGACGCGCCCTGCCTTAATGGCCTTGCGCACGTTTCCCTCATTGATGCCAAGGAGTCTTGCAAACTCGGCGATGGTGACATTTGCCATGTGATCAACTTTTTTTTGCAAAATGCAAATAAACACTATACGGCCCGCATATTGCGTAGTATAAAATGCTCATCGCAACGCGGAGTAAATAACATGAATTCGCATACAGTCAAATCAAACGCAAAGCGGCACGCTCGCAAGATGTGTGAAAAGTATCCCGGCTTCACACCGATTGAGCCACGGGAAGCCAACCGCACCGGCAGTTGGCTTCCGTGTGTGCGCGACGACCGCGACGACCGTTCGGTTGTTCCTGATGAAATCAAGGCAACCTGCCTTGTGGCGAGCGTTGCCACGTATGTTGTCGTTGACGAAGAAGGCTCGACCTTCCCGGACGAGAGCAAAAGCACGCACACTGTCGTGGCAGATTATCACATGGAAGCAGAAATCGCGCCTGCTGCTCAATCGCCAACGGCGCGGGAACTGGTTGTGGCTGCGCTGAACGCTCCGAAGATCAAATCGACCCCAGAAGAAATTGCGGCTCGTCGGGCTGAGCGTCTTGCACGACTCCCTGAAAAGCCTGCGCAGAACGCGCGCGGCGAGAAGAAAAACCAGATCATCGCCATGCTTCTGCGGCCCGAAGGTGCGACCGGCAAGGAAATGCAGGAAGCCACGGGCTGGTGCTCACACACCGTCCGTGGATACATCTCGCGCGACGTTAGAGGACTTGGGTTCATCGTTGATCGCAGTGGCAAGGTCTACAAGATCATTGGTCGCCGGGATGGATTGGGGGGCAAGAAATGACCTACGTTCTACTTATCTGCACGATCATTTCAGGGCGGCAACACCCCATCGATTGCCGGGAAACCGTGTTTGAAACGCGGGCCGAATGCTACGCGCACACGCCAAAAGTCGAAATTGGGCCATCAAGCACGGCATCTTTTTATATCGCATGTCTGCCGGAGACGAAGAAATGACCCCGCACCAACAATGGATTTCGCTTGCAAAGCGATGCGAGCAGTCAATCTGGTCAGACCGAACAATTGACTTCGACATTTTCCAGCTTCTCGGCGGAGATGCTTGGAATTACGCATGTGAAAACGTGCGGCAGTTTGGCAAGCCATATTCAGACGATGATGTTGTCGCCAAAACACGACAGTACGCGGGCAGGTACACAGGGTCGCCCAATGAAATTATTTCCCTGATCGAACAAGAATTTCCAGATGCCAGAAGCACGTCTGCATTCGGGTGCAATATGCCTGCTCGGGCCTCTATTGCGATGCGTGGCGCCATCACATACTCGACACAGGCTGACACCCTGCCTCTCGCGCTTTGTGCAGTATTTTGTCGCGCTATGGCCAATAAGGTTTTAGCTCCCGCAGGTCCATGGCTGACACGAGCATCAAGTGATGAGTGAACAAGAGATTCTTACAGGCATTTTTGGCGTCATTGGGTCGATTCTGCTCATCCGCCTCACAGCGATTTCATGGAGAAAGTTTTTCGATGACTGACACGCAACGCAATTCATTCACGAGAGCCGAAGTTGTTGGCCTCATAGAAACCGTTACCCATCGCGTGATCATCAAAATCCGGTTTGCTTTTCTCGTAGGGGTTGGGGTGGGGGCTGTAATCCAGCCGCTTTTCTCAGCCGCCATAGGTGCATTATGACTGATCAAATCCCCACCGACATTCTCGCCACGGCAGAGCGAAGCGTCCCAAAACAGGCGCACGGTCGGTCAGCGTGCGTGCTTCATGTGGCCCGCGCCATCATGGCCGAGCGTGAGCGGAACAACGCGCGTATTGCATATCTTGAGGCAGCGTTGAAGCCGTTTACACAGTTGCCTGACGCCGCCCGCGATGTGCTGGCCGAACGTCGCCGCCAGATCGAAGCGGAGGGATGGTCTGCCGCACACGATAATAGGCACCAGAATAACAGCCTCACCCTCGCAGCTATTTCATATGCTCTGGCGAGCATCGGTGGCTACACAACGGCAGTCCACGAGTATTGGCCGTGGGATATTGAGCAGTGGAAACCCAAGGACAACAGGGCCGATAAGGTCCGCGCAACCGCGCTACTCATCGCAGCAATCGAGCGTGACGACCGAATTAAAGTTGAAATCAAAGGTGAGGGCTGAATGATGTTTTCTATTTTTCAAATTATCGAACAACTCAAATTACTATTGCCAAGTGACACGAGCGAACCTCTTGTCATCAGTAAGGGTTCCAAAGCCGATGAAACCATACGTGGGACGGCTGAATGGCTTGACATGCTGGCTATGGCTTCAACCCCAACACACCGGCACAAAGGAACGGGCAAGAACTTCAGACTCGTTGGCGTATCGCGTCCAAGCCTTGGGCATGAGTGGGCAATGGTAGCAAGCAAGGATGGGAAATTACTGGAACGCCAAGGCTTCGCAATGCTTATCTCCGAGGACGGCGTCGCTTATATGTGCCCAGAAGACAAAGTTGATCGCATCTTCGACGATATTCCCGGCGATGGGATGATTATTTTTTGAGAAGGCTAAACATGACTGATAAAACCACCACGGGATTATGGCATCCAATGGAAACCGCGCCGCATGGTCGGACGATCATTGTCTTCAACGGTATCCGCCAGTTCGCCGTTCACTGGGATAAGGACGCATACACGGGCCGCGAGGCATTTATGATTGATCTACTCCCAAATGGCGACAGGTTGATTGTCCCTAACCCCACACATTGGACTGAATGTCTACCAAACCCGGGCATGGAAAGCGACGTGAAATGACACCCGCGCCCCACGAACCAGCCCCGGCCCGCCCCAAAGAAACCGCCGCAGCCAAGAAACGGCGGCGCATGGAGAACAGCAAAAAGCGGGCGTTTTCCGCTAAAGACGCTGAAATCGCAGCACTCAAAGCCAAACTGGCGACCGTTTGCGATTTCATCCAGACGCACATGGCGGGGACGGAAGCCCTCGCCGAAATTATGAAGGAGGCGAAAATGCTTGACCTTGCGCCTATCAAACAGCTTTGCGACGACCTGAAAAAGCCGGATCGTTTGCTCTACGTCTGCGAAGAATGCAGGGACATCGACCATGACGAGTCGTGTTGCCACGTAGCTAGGGCCATGGTTGTCATGGTGCCGGAGCGTAATTGGGTCTGCCACGATTGCGCAGACTATACAGGCACTCCATTGCTGCCCGTCGAAGAAGCTCTCCCCGCCCTTGTGGCAGAGGTGGAGAGGCTTCGCGCTGAGAATGAGAGCATACTTGCCAAACAGCAATATCTCTACGTCGGGAGGGACGGGAAGGCGGTCATGGCCCGAGTCCTTGAGGACGAGCGGGACCAGTTGCGAAAGGAAGTCAGTCAACTGCGGGCGCGTCAAGCAATCCTCGGAAATGCGTTTCGCCCGTTGCTTGAAGCCTGCGAGGAAGACTTCACCAACGAGCACACGGAAGGTCCGGCGAACCGAGAGGATGACGAATCTGCTGTCGCCTGTGGCAATGATGGTGAAAATTCAGTTCTCACGTTCGGACATACCCGCGTGGCTCGCTCTGCACTGAAAATGTGCAGCGAATTGCGATGAATAAAACGCGCATTTCAATACATCACCCCGCTTCGGCGGGGTTTTTTGTTTTTACAACCATCGCGTGCGCGCTCACGCATATACGCGCGCTGGTTGATTATTCCGTCCTGTGGTCAAAAAAATGACCTATAGCGATAGCTTGCGGGCGGCGACCCCGCACCCCTTGCACCATCCGGGAAGTACCTTTGGGTGTGGGCTGGATGGGGTCAAGACGGCACAGAAAGGCCACTAGGACGGGCGTCGGCATACCTCTTGGTATCGACATGGCCTAAAACAAAACCGGCCATTCTAGGCCGGTTTAAACGTCTTTGATTGAATGTGGTAGTCTAGTACCGCATATCTAGCGGAAAACCACTTGGCACAGGTCTTGCTTACCTATTCACACCGCCGGATCCGGCTGAATAGCGGTCGAGTTGACGCCTTACGTTAATCTCAAGGCGTGAGCGGCCATAGCCTAGCAGTATGTGGTCCGTCTCATGTTGTCGCATGACCTGGGCTATACCAGCACCGAACATCTTGTGGATAGGCAGACGACTAGCACTCTCTCGCACATACACGTTGCCGCCATATTTTGAGACAAGGAACGCGCCCTTGTAGCGCTGCGTCTTCCCCCAGACTTTGACGGTTACGCCGGATCGAGTCGCGCTTGGGTTAAAATCACGCAGGGGCAACGGACGGCCTGAAGCAATGACGCGGCCTTCTAGCGCGCCGGGTGCCGCGTAGCGCATTCGGATGTTTTCTTCGACCTTGCGGCGTTTGATGCTGGAATGCGCCGCGATCTCTTTACCCGCCTCACGTCGCACCTGTCGCACAGTGTCATTGACCGCAACAGACAACGCCATGCCGAGGCGGGCGGGGGAGAGTCGCTCTGCAAAATCCGCAATGGCCTTGTCGCCACCTGAAATAATCAATTCCATTTTCCGCCCCTTTGCGAATCACAATAGGTGCAAATCTCACTCACAAAAAAAAGCGTTTGTCAATTTGTAACCACACTTTGCCAGCGTTACATCACAGGTAACATTGAAGTCCCTTTAAGATTAGTATGTTATGATATGTATGTAACGATGTTACGGTGTGACGGCGCACACACCCTACGCGCACCCGCACACGCGCGTATATACGCGCACACGTGTGCGCACACATGTCGGGCTGAGGGGGGAAAATCGCGTCACATCGTCACAAATCGAGAAGCGTATTTAAAAACAATTCGTTACGCTGTGACGGAGTGCGTCACAAAAAAAGAGGTGCGTTACAAACCGCAATCGGTTTAAAAACAACGTGTTACGGCGTTTTTCGGGAGTGTGACGCGAAAAAATTAACCTTTGTGAACGGCTGTGATGAGGGCGCGGGCGCGACGTAACGAGACGCGCAAAAAGAAAAAGCCCGGACTAGCCGGGCTTGTTTCAGGGGGTTCGGTTACACGATTCTAGGACACATAGACCTGACCAAGACGAATCTTGCGGTGCGTCGGGGTGAAACGCGAGACCGTGTTGAGGTCATAACCGAGTCGGACAAGCTCACGTTGCAGGTCCGCATATTGCTCCGGCGTCGCTGGCCGGAGCCGTGAAGCGTATCCAATATCACAAGATGCATGCTGCCCAATATGTGCGTAGCACGCAACGGAACGGCCCAAACGGTCTTCAGTAATTGCAGGGAAAATTGCGAGGGGCGAATCGCCTTCCATGCGGAAAATGACATCGGTTTTCATTGTTGCTGACCTTCCAAAGTTGAGAGTGACCAAGCCATGTCACCGCGTTCATTGATTGTGCACGCGGCAACAGGGGCGGGCCAGTCGAGTTTAGCGGCGAGCCTAAGAGCCGCCTCATGGTGCGAATTGCGCGCGCCGTGATCCAGCGGAACGAAAATGCGAATGCCAGATGCAGACGTTGCGCTGATACGCGCGCCACGGCTATTAGTCGGCCCGTGGTATTTTGTGACAATTCCTTGCAATATCATAACGATAACTCCCAATTAGCGGACGTAAATCCAACCGAGATGAATCTCAACATATGATTCGCCAGCCTTTTGCGCGGCTTCTGTCAGCGCGTCGCCAATGGACGGCTCTGCATCCCGGCGTCGCTCATACTCAGGCCAAGCCGGATCACCGATTCGCGGGCTTCCCAACTCAACATGCAATTTTTGGTGATTTTCCTGCAATTCCTCCCGTTCCCAAAACCCGACGCCATGGCCCTGACGTGTAAACCAAAAATCGCGGCCCGCCTGTTCTTCGGTGTAGCCTGTCGCATAGGCCAACGCCAAAAGCTCCGCATTTTCGCTTTCAAACGTGGCGCAATCGCGCGCAATGTTTGCAAGTGATTCTCGCGTGAGACGAGTCACGCTAAGATTATCCTCCCTGACTTCATCGATGCCAGCATCACAACCCGTGAAAAACATGGCTTCGACGTATCCCTTTGCAAATTCTGAGAGCTCATCGAATTTGACGCGCTTAGCGGGTCGATTGAGAATAAATTGCGGCATGACAGGACTCCTTGTTATCGCTGGCTCTTCCAAGTGAAACAATCAGCGGCAGACTCAAAGCACATAAAACCGCCGTCGCATTTGACGGTGCAGCAAGCCCAAGGCGCTTGTTTTTTGGCCTGATAGCGGGTTTTGCACTGGATGAAAGCTTTGCGCATGACCGATTTTCCTTTTGACCGTGCAAGGCGTATCCGTCTTGCTATGTCTGCATAATACGCGGCTCGCGTATTATGTCAAGGGGATATTTTCAAAAAGCGATGATATTGGGATATGCGGCAAGGTTGGGCTTGCGCTCTCCCGTCCAGTCCTCAACCCAAAAATCGGCGGGGGTTGGTTCCGCCGTCATGGATTTGCCATGGAAAACCACGACGCAGCGGCCATCGCTGCGAAGGTAA